GCGAACATTCTACGCCATGCTGAAAGAGGGGAATGAATAATGGCACGGATAGACTGGCATCCAGAAAATATTACCGCTGAGATAGAAAAGAAAGCGATGGATAGGCTTGAGAAGGCGGCGGGTTATGTGCAACTTCAGGCAATTCTTAAATGCCCCGTAGGGATAGATGTTCCAAAAGGTAAGGGTAAATGGTCGGGGCGTAAAGCCGGGGACCTAAGAAGAACAATTCGTGTGGTCAGACTTCATGGCGATCCCAAACTAAACGTGCGCATCTATGCTGGTAACAAAGAGGTGTATTATGCCCATTTTGTTGAACATGGAACGGTAAATATGCCAGCAAAACCATTTTTGCGGCCAGCTTTTCATGCCGCAAAAGGCAATATCATGAATATCATGGAGAATGGATAATGGCGAAGGGTAGCAATATAGGCTCAATATTCGTCGAACTTTCGCTCGATGACAAAATTTACAAGCAGAAACTCAGCGAAACTCTGACCAGCACACAGACTACCACCAAAGGGATTGAAACGGCATGGAAGGCGTTAGGTTCAAAATCAGAAGCCGTCTTTGATGCTCAACGGAAGGCCGCTGAAAACGCCTATACCCTTATCAAAAATTATGCGCAATCCACGGCCAATGATATTGTCCGCGCCGAGGAAGCCAAGAATGCCAAGATCAAGCAGATAAACGAGCAGCAATACGGCGCTCATGTGTCTTTTACTGAAAAATTAAAACAAAATTGGGCGGGAGTAGCGGCATCAGCTTATCTCGCCTACAAAGCGTTTCAGATAGGTAAAGAAATGATTACTGCATCTTTACAGATGGAGCGCATAAGCATGTCGATGAACGCCGTCGCAGACAACGCTACTCTTGCAGCAAGAGAAATTCAGTACATTCGGGAAGAATCAGAACGGCTCGGTCTTGTGTTCAACGATGCCACGGTAGAATATATCAAGTTTGCTGCGGCAGCAAAAAACACATCCATCGAAGGCGAACAGACACGGAAGATATTCACCGGAATGTCGGAGGCCATAACCGCCCTTAAACTATCCACAATGGATGCAAACCTTATCTACATGGCCATGACGCAGATGATCTCCAAGGGTAAGGTTTCGATGGAAGAACTCAGGCGGCAGATGGGCGAGAGACTTCCCGGTGCGATCAGGCTGGCCGCTGAAGGCATGGGAATGACCACAATGGAACTCATCAAACAGATTGAGGCCGGGAAGGTCATGGCCTATGATCTCTTGCCGAAATTAGCTGAAAGACTTCACGAGACATATGGACAGGCTGCTTTGCAGGCAGCACAGGGAGGACAGGCTGCTATAAACAGGTTTACCAATGCAGTGTTTGAAACAAAAGCAGCTATGGGCGATTCTCTCATGCCGGTTCTAACAGATGTATTATCGCTGATAAAGCAAATCATGCCTTATATTACACAGTTTGTGGGCGGAATTAAGATACTGGCCATTGAAGCCTCGGCCTGGGTTAATTCGATGTGGTTAGATGATCCTGCAAAGGTCGGTATGTCTTACAAAGAACAATTAGACATGCTGCAGAAGATAAAAGAAGAATCGCAGATGGCCGTTGCTGGCGGAGGGACATCATCAACAAAAACACCCGCTGAATTAGCCATAGAGAACGCAAAAATAGCAGCGGCAAAGACTAAGGAAGTTGTCAAGGATGTAGATGCAGGTCTTAAAAGTCTTCGTGAACGTATCGCTCAGGATACCGCCAAAAACTCCTTAACGGAATTACAGTTTATTGAATATACCGCCGCACAATATCTCAAGAAGGGGCTATCTCAGGTTGAGGTTGAGAAGTGGAAGACTTCCGAGATCGAGAAGATTAACCAGAAGGAAGCCGACAAGATATTGAAGATCCAGCAGGATGCTCAGGAAGCCATAGGCAAGCATCAGGCATCCGCCACAAAGGAATATGAGAAGCTCCTTACCGATGAAGCAGAATACGGTATGACGGAGAATGAACGACAGATTAATGCTATTATCAAGCAGGAACAGGGGAAATTATGGGCTATCAATGTCATGCTTCAGGAGGGGACTATCTCCTGGGAACAATATGAAAAGGCGCGAATAGGCATCACAACGAATGCAAGCGCGGCGATCCTCGATAAGAGAGTGGAGGAGGCTAACAGGATAGCCAGCATTAATTCTAAACTTATTGACGGCATCATAGGAATGGAAACAACCGCTTTCAACCTGAAAATGGAACAGATCGAGGCGGAGAAGAATAAATATATCAAGGACGGCGGAGATACTGTATATGCCGCTAAGTGGGCGGCAAATGAACAGATAAAAGCCATGATTAAGCTCGGCAAGACAGGCGGCAGTGTATCCGGTGGCATGAGCGCAGCCTTTCAGCAACTCTATCTCGACCAGCTTACATACGGGCAGGCCGGGTATGAAATGACGATGGGTTTTTATAGCAGCACATCCAGCATGTTCGGCTCAATGCTTTACGACATGAAAGACGGTATGAGTTCATTCTCTGATTATTGGGATTCATTTACTGATTCCCTCTGGAAGGTATTCAGCAACATGGTATCAAAGATGCTGTCTGATTGGCTCTATGCTATGGCAACGATGGCAGATTCTTCAAGCGGGTTATTTGGGGGCGGAGGCTTTTCGCTGACAAGTCTTATACCCGGATATGGATTATTCAGCGGTCTAAGTGGACTTTTTAGTGGTGCGGCTGCTGGTGGCGCTGCTATGGGTGCAGAAGCGTTCTCCGCCGAAGCTATGGCCTCAATGGTATGGCTCCATGGGGGCGGTAGAGTAAAAGATGCGCCCAGTCCTCCACGGTCTATATCGCCCGAAGTATTTGTCAACGCTCCCCGCGCTCATACGGGTCTTTCTCCGAATGAACGCCCTGTAATCGCTAAAACCGATGAATGGGTATTCCGGGACAAGGATATTAAAGGTCTCATAAAGATGGCAGGGAACTCAGGAGATACTTACAACATCACCGTAAAAGGCAGTATATTTACCGTGAAGTCTCTTGTCCGTGAGATTGTGCCTGAGATCGAAAAGGCTAAACGGGAGGGAGTCCATTGAGCAATCCTATAATCCTCTATAAGAATGTCCTTGAGAACGGTGCTCTCACCGCAACCGATACCGCCACCGGTCACGATGTAAACAATATCCTCGACCTCAGAACGCATACAAAGTGGAAAGGGGCAAGTGTGGGGACGAAGTATATCACCGAAGCACCCTTACTGAAAGACACCCTCGCACAAGAGGAAATGAGGATATGTCCAGCCGATGGATATGCCGGCGTATATCTGCCTGCTGACCTCGACCTTACGCCATATCTCGGTGACAGGATAGTCTGCCTCGATAGCGCACTAAAAAAGCATATCGGGTATCTCAAATCTGTCGGCAGGAAATATGTCAACCATACCTATGCCGCTGCGGGGTCAAGCGGGATTTATATTGCAGATAACGCTAACCTTGATGTGGGGATAAATAATTTTTCCTTAATATTTAATGGTTGTTTGCCAGATTGGACACCGACTATGGGTATATATTTAATAGGCAAAAAACAAGATGCAGCAAATCAATATGGCCTTATTATACAGGTAACTTCAGGGAAACTCCAGTTTTATGCCGCAAAGACAGGCGGGACTACCATTAATGTTGTCACCACCACTGTACCAACCTTTACAGATAGAACAAGGCATACTATTGCCGCTGTTATCACAAGGGAAACTGCTGGTGCCGCCGGTTCTGTAGCATTTTACGTTGACAATGCTCTATTTCAAAGCGTAGCAATACCGGCAGGCACACCGGCCAATTTAGATAATACGGGTAATTTTCAGGTATTGGGTGACTTGGCTGTTCGTATTGCAGGCGTAACAAATACCGCCATATTATACAACAGAGCGCTTTCCGAAGCAGAATACTTGTCTCTCTATAATTCAGGTGGTACTCCTTCTATCGCCTCCGCCGACCAGTGGGGGAGTCAGACGGCAGTTTATACCTCTGATTTCAGTGCAGGGGAGGATACGTGGACAGGCGGAAGAGTGACAGTTACGGGGAATATAGATTCCATAGGTGGAGAAGATAATTGGTTGCGAATATATGCAGACAACACAGCAACTGCTACTCATTTTGGCGCTATTGCAAATAAATTAACAATTGGCAAGAGGTACAGAATTACCGGACAGGTATATATAGAAAATGCCGGCGGGACGACTTATCTCGATGGGGTAAGGATAAATATAGGGGATGCGTATACAACTGCTGGACAAAACATCACCACGGTTGGTTCTATCCAAACATTTTCCTTTGAAGCTGTTGCAAGTGCAACAGCACTTTTTGTTTGGGCAAGAAAAGCAACATCTTATACTTTTACAGGTGCAAATTCAGCAACAGACGACCTTTTGTACATTAAGAATGTGATAATTACCGAAATCGGCGCAACCCTCGCCCTTGAAGAATCAGGCATCGGTGATACAGACTGGCAGGACAGCAGCTCGAACAACCTCGATGCATCATACCCTGCAAGCGGCTCTGCTGTCGTGTTGTTCAATAATATCGTCAGCACTCCGAGCGGGACGACCTATAATTGGGAATCAAAGGAAACAGGGTATAATCACGCCGATGCAGCGGGATATGCCTATAAAATATCAGAAGCCGACAGTGTCGATGCACTCGGCATAGAGGGACACAACCTCGGTACAGCCGAAGCCCTCGTATCCGTGGAATCAACCGACGATGAGACGACATGGACTGAGAGACTGGCCGCATTTATGCCTGACAATGATACGACAATCCTCAAGACAATGACATCATTCAGGGCGGCATCGAAGCGGCTTAAGATTGTCACGGCCTCCGAAGCAGCTTATATCGCCTGTGCGTTGTTGGGAGAGAGGCTGGAGTTTGCTCACGGAATATCTATTGCGGACGGGCCTATTGTACCATGGCAAATCGGTATTGTTGCATCCTCTCAACGGAGTAAGACAGGAAACCTTCTCGGCAACATTATCAGGTATAAACCCATCACCATATCAGTGACAATCCCCACAGATACTTACTCATGGTTTGATACCTATTTCTGGCCGTTCTGGAGGGACCATGGAAGCGAGTTAAAGCCCTTCTTCTATGCGCCCGACCTGACAACATTCCCTGATAAAGTATTCTGGCTCAAACTGGCCTCAGAGAGCGTTCTTGCACCGCCTATGCTCATGAAAGACCGTGTTGACGGTTATACCTTTGAGATGGAGGGGGTGCTCGAAGAATGACCTATGCAAGCCAACTCGCCGCCATTTCAAGAACACCCGTTGAACTCATAGTTATCACGCTTGACTATTGTGCCGAAGTATTCGGAGTAGGGGCTTGCACGGCAACCGGTTCAGGGGATGCAAAGTGCTGCAATACATACAAGACCTGCAAAGACAAGACAAATTTCAACAAGACAACGAAAGACTACAAATTTACCTCTGCCGATGTTCCGGTAGATCAACTTGCATTTTCAGGGGTGAGGCCCTATATCGATGAGATACAGGATATACCGACAGAGATCAGCGATAACCTCACCGTCACCGGCAAAACCATTGTCACAATGTATGATGAACCTGAAACAAACATCGGCCTTGACCCCTACTATTCAGAACGCACAACCCATGTTCAGGGGACATTCTGGAAAAATTTTGTTGCCCGTAATCCCAATTATATAGGCCGCAGGATCAGGCGATATCATGGATTCACCGGCCTCGATGAGTCTGACTTTGACCAGAAGTTTGAGGGCGTGCTTGAATCGATAACCTTCAACACTGATGAGACCGTAACTATTGAGTCGGGGGACCTTCTGAAATCTATTGAAGACGTTATGATCCCTGCTGAAAGTGATGTCATGTTGAATACCGATATCGACGATACATCGACTGCGGTATCTGTCAGCGATGCTACGAAAATGACCGGGGCGGGGTATTTCCGTATCGGCGATGAGATACTTTACCGCTCGGGCATGACAACGAATAACTGTGACGGGATTGTCCGGGGTTGTTTTGGAACGACAGCAGCGGCTCACAATAAGGAAGATGCTATCCAGGAATGTAAATACTATGCCCCTGCATTGCCGTATGACCATATGTCTACCATATTATTGACGGATTGCGCTATCGGAGCGGGATATGTAGATTCAGCAGCCTTGACTTTCCTCAAGAGTTTTGACCTTTATATGGCAAAATTCTCGGCAATAATCAGCGAACCTACTCCTGCAAGGAAATTATTCTTTGAACTTGTTGACCTCTGCGATTGCAAAAGCTGGGTAGCTGAAGATCTCAAGATCACTGTTGCAAAGAACTTACCGAATTACCCCGGACGCGCATATACCACGATCACGGACGCGAACAACATCATCATTGACAGCGACGGCGTAGACCCGAATATTGATTCAAGGATTAGCAGGATTACCCTGTACTGGAATAAAGACCCCATAGGCGCCGAAGATGACCCCGCCGCATATGGCCGGAAGAATCAGGAAGTAGACGACATCGGCGAAGGCGTGAATATGTATAACTCTATCAAACCCAAGGTCGTTTATTGCCGCTGGCTCCGCGATGATTACATGGACGAGGACCTTGTAATCCGCTATGTCACAAATCTACTCAAGCGGATGCTCAGACTCTACAAGGACCCTATGCCGCTTTATTCGTTCAGCGTCGAGATGAAAGATAACGCTATTAAAACAGGCTCATTTGTGCGGATTGATACCGATAAGATTGTTGACCGCCTCGGAGCGTCATTATCGGGGAAAGTATTTCAGGTGGTTAAACGCTTCGCCATTGACAGGGACGGGCGGATTGATATGACAGTCTTGCAGTATCCAGTCAAACGGATATGTTTCACTGGTGCCAATACCGTACCAGTTTACACCAGTGCAACAATCGCTGAAAAGGAAAGCGGATTTTTCACCAACACAGACGGCACAATGAGCAACGGCGATGAAGGATATTACATCTATTAGGAGGATGCCATGGCGTTCACAGCGATAACTGCAGAACAGGTTGCCGTCGATGCACCGTACACGTCGGAGCTTGGAACTACCATAAAAAATGATCTCGATTAT